TTTCCATTTAAAGTAGCATGAAAGTTTGTAATTCCAGAAATATAATGATAAAATACAGTTCCTTCTATAACTGAGCCATTTTTAAAAAAGTAGACATACGCAGCTTCACCATCACCATTTGCACTGCCACTAGCATTAGTGGTAGATATTGCCCTAAACCCAACATTATAAATACCATTTATCGGAGCAGTAAATTTTCCATTTGATGTATCATAATTTCCACCAATATCAAAATCTTCTGTTTCAAATACTAAAGTTCCATTATCACCATGACCACCAGTTGACCCTGCAATTCTAGCTCTAAAAGCAGGTCTAGCAGGAGTTAGTATTCTTCCTGTTGAGTCAATAGTTTGTGCAGTAGTGCCACCAGTATGTTGTATCTCTTGAACTTTTAATGTACTCATAGTACTACTAGCCTCCCACCTGATTCAATCGTTAGTGTTACTCCAGAAGTAATAGACAGAGTTCCTGTAGCTGTAGCATTTTCAGATGCAGCTATAGTTATGTCAGACTCTAAGCTCTGTGCATTAGTTCTGAACAAACCCCCTGCCTTGAAGTTACCTTTGTTTTCAGCCGCAGGAGCTACACTTGCTTCTACTAAACCTAAGTAATTTACAAAGATGTTATTACCTGAGTTGCTAGATGGAGCAGCAGAGAATACTAACCCTGTGCCACCACTAATTGAGTAAGCTGTAGTGTCCTGAACAACACCGTCTACAGATACGAGTATCTCGTTTGATCCTCCGACACTGCGTCCTAAAGTAAATCCAGTTGTGCTACCATCTCCGCTAAATCTTTCAACGGAAGGTACAGAAGCAAAGCGTTCTGATACTGGCTCACCAATGTAAGGCATATTAGGTTATCTCCATGATTGATAAAGCTGTGTCTAATGAGTTAGCTGTATTAGATTGTGTTATTATAGCATGTCCTGCTTCTAAAATCAACTTATTTCCTGCAAAAAATTCAAAAGCTGAACCTGCAGGTATTGGTATGTCTTTAGCTAGGAATATAGTATCAGACGCAGCTAACTTTATATCAGCAGTTATTTGTGACGAGGTTGTGTTAGCTAATGTTAAACCAATCACAACTGTTGTCGTACTAGATGGAGCAGTGTAAACTGCCATATTAGTATTGGCAGTAGTACTGTTTCCATTAAATGTTTTATTTTTAAAGGTGTTAGCCATTTGTTATAGCTCCTTTATGCTACGTCATCTATGAGAGCAGCCACAATAAGATTTGCTGTTGCATCACCTGCATCACCTATATCTGCTGAAATAGCGTGAATGTCAGCAACTGTCGTATTAGGTAATCTTCCAAACCAAGTTTGAGAAGGTCCGATAAATACAGCGTCACCTAAGTTATATGCAGCAGTTCCTGCATCAAAACAAACGTATACACCATCAGCGGAACTTGTATTTTGTATAAACAAGAATTTTACTTTATCACTTGTTGAAATAGCGGTAGGTGCTGTATCGTCATCTACTGCTGTGTAGTCTAAGAATGATCCTGCAATTAAGTCAGTGCTTGTTGCAGTACAAGCTGTAAGTTTATAGTACCATTTATCATTCGCATCATCTGGTGCTACCGTCATAGTGCCTGAAAGCGTTTTAGCAATCTCGTCAGGTAGGATGGTTGCTTGAATTGATACTGTTGCGTCATCTGCCATTTTAGTTCTCCTTTCCTAACTATCCAAGGGCTATCGCAAGTGCGGTAGGGTCATCCGTTGCAAACCCTGCACTAGTCAAGTAAGTTTTAAGCGTACTTAAAGCTACCTGCTTCATTGTTCCATCATCATTAGTTACTAACCTATCTTCGTCTGCTAATGTGATAGAAGAGGCGGCTGTTCCACCGTCCATAATATTTAGTTCTGCTGCTGTAGCTGCTACGTTTGTTCCACCTATGTCTAAGGTGGTCATAGAAACTTCACCTGCTACTGTTACAACCCCACTTGTTAAAGTAATTAGGTCTGTGTCACTCGTATGACCTATAGTTGTACCATCTATTGCAATATTGTCAACAGTTAATGCACCTAAAGTACCAACAGATGTAATATTTGTTTGCGCTGCTGTTTGTAGTGTACCAGATAATTGTGTCGCTGTCAACCTTCCTGTGCTAGGATTGTAAGTTAAATTTCCATCTGACTCTAATCCTATGTTTCCACCGTCTACATCTCCACCTGCAGTAAAGATAATAGCATTGTCTTCGTCTGTGCTTTCGTTATCTGTAATAGTAACAGTTGTTGCTACTGTGGCAGTAGATGCTGTTCCTGTAAGATTACCAGTTACGTTACCTTCTATGTTAGCAACAAGCGTACCTGTTGTCATGTTAAGGTTGCCAGTACTACTTGCGTTATCTGTAGTTGTACCTAGTGCGAACTTATCTTCTGACTCATCCCACATAAAGAGAGCATCATTACCTGTTGATCCTCTTTGTACAATTATACCAACGTCATTAGAGTTAGAACCTGCTCCACTATTTAGTTCTAACAAGTTATCTGATACAGTTGTATTTGTTGTATTTACAGTTGTAGTAGTTCCACTTACAGTAAGATTACCTGTAATAGTTAGGTTGTCATTAACTGTAGTTTCAGATGTACTGTGTCCTATAGAGATTGCAGTACCTGATATACCTGTACCAATCGCTACTGATTCGCTACTGTTTGCTGTGTCAATTACAAGATAATTGTCAGAGCCTTGCTTAATTGTAAATGCTGTTGCTGAGTTGTCAGATACAGCTACGTTAATGTCTGTGCCATCTGCACTGATAGAGTCAAGGGCAATGTCACCTACGTTAGTAATGGCATTGTCATTAAAGGATGTAGCACCTAAAGATATAGTACCTGTAGCTGTAAGATTGTCAGAACCAATATCTATAGCACCAAAGCCTGATGTAATAGAACCACTGTCCAATGCTCCTACCGTTGTAACATTAGAAAGTGTGTCTAAAGCTGACTCAAAGTATGTTTCAAAATCTGTTAGTGCAACCTGCACCATAGTTCCATTATCATTTACTACAACTCTGTCAGCATCTGCTAATGTTGTTGATGTAGCAGAAGTACCTCCATCTACAATGTTAAGTTCTGCTGCTGTTGAATCAACTGCTGCCAGTTTAGTAAAGTCAGCTTGTACTAATCCTGATACACCATCAAGTAAGTTAAGCTCTGCAGCAGTAGCTGTAACAGCAGTACTACCCAGTGTTAGTTTACTTTCAGGAACTACAAGTCCTGCAGCACCCCCTAGTATGAGGTCATCTGCTGATGTATCCCACAGCATGTATGCTGAAGCTGTGTCACCAAAGAATTTAACATCGTAGCCTGTGTCATCTTCACCAACAGTTACAGTAGCGTCAATCTGCACTGCACCGTCAATGTCAACAACGTCTAGGTTAGTTGTACCGTCAATATCGGCATTACCTGAAATGTCAAGAGTTGTCGCATCTAATTCACCTGCAACAGTTACTACACCACTAGTCAAGGTTATCAAGTCTGTGTCACTTGTATGTCCTATAGTCGTGCCGTTAAGTATTACATTGTCTACTGTGAGTGTGGTAAGTGTGCCTACAGATGTTAGGTTAGGCATAGCTGTAATTTCATCGTCAAAATATGCAGCTAAGTCTGTTACAGCAACTTGCACCATAGTGCCGTTGTCGTTAAGTACTACTCTGTCTGCATCTGCGACTGTAGTAGATGTGGCAGTAGTATCACCGTCAAGGATGTTTACTTCTGTAGTTGAAACTGTTAATCCGTCTAGCACCTCTAGTTCAGCTTCGGATATACCTGCTGAACCTATAGTGAGTGTACCTGATATGTCTACGTTACCATTGATGTCAATAGTAGTGGCAGCTATCTGTATTTCTGTGTCAGCTACTAAGTCAAGCTGTCCATCTGTACTAGAGTTAATGTATATAGCCGTGTCACGGAATTGTATCTTTTCTGTGGAGGCTACAAGTATGTCATCTGAAAACTCAAAGTAGTCTTCGTCTTCCATCCACTTGAGAACACCGTCATTGCTTTCACCATCAAAGGTAACAGTAATGTCTGTACCTGATGTTGCGTCACCGATAGTAATAGACGTACCAAGAAGTTTAGTAATTGGTCCACCTTCGGCTGCAGTGCCATCATGTGTGTGTCCTGAACTCCATGCGAAAGCTGCTAATAACTGGTTAAACTCGTCATTAGTATGTGCCGCTGTTATCGTGTCTCCATCAGAGTATGAGGACTGTCTTGTGTACGTTGCTCCCATTTACCTTCTTGCTCCTAATTGATATTCCAACTGAAAACCCTTGAGTGAGTACGGTGCAGTTGAGCCACCATCGTTTACTCTTAGTGCTACGGCAAACCCTGATCCTTCTACTGCTTGCCTTACTAGCGGTTGTGATGCACCTCCATAAGTTCCTATTGAAGAAGATGAAGTGCCGTAAGTTGTTACTCCGTATATCGCAGCAATGTCACCAGAGTCTAATGCGTAAGCTGATGGTCTTGCTGAGTCTGCTGATTCGTAATCGTATCGTAAGAATAAGTCAGCGTCTATTGTTGATTCAGGTGCAAAGTTAACAACTACCCTCTGCATGTGTTTACGAATACCTGCATCGTTAAATGTTAAGTCAGGACTACGATACTTAGCCATGATAGCTGTACCGTCAAAGTCATTTCCTGATTCTTGCCTATATATGTATCCGTTTGCGTAGTCTCCGTGCAGGATTATAACATTTCCTGCCTTTACAAAGCTATCAGTACAAGAAGGTTTTATTCCTCGCATCTCAGAAAACTCAAAGGCTTGACCCTTCATAACGCACATAACACCTTTAGTAGCGTTCTGCCCTGTGCCGTCCTTAGTGAAGAATATGCGGTACTGAGTTTTATCTGGTATTACTACACTTTCAAACTCAGAGGCACTAGATAGGTTATCATCAAAGATAGATTGAACATTCGCACTTATTGTACCTAGTTCAACGTCACCAATTCTAGCAGTACCTGCAACGGTACGTAAACCATCTGGTCCTAAGAATATTAAGTCACCTGCAAATTCTTGGATAGTATCGCCATTAATGCAGCCAATGCTTCTCGTAACAGGTGTAATAGCAAAGTCACTTGATGTACTTCCTGTTAGTTTAAAAATCCTGTTTTCACAAAATATAAATAAGCTATCACGGAAAACTTTCAGACCTGTTATAGTAGCGTCAACTTTAATGCTTCCTGCGCCACTACCTGAGTTAAAAGCATCTTCGTCAGCAGGTTGACTAAACACTATTGTTTGCGGTGTACTAGATTTACCTGCATAGAACATGTGGTTTTTAAAAGCTACCACATATTTAGAACCTTCAACTGTGCTTTCGGTTACATCTGTTGCTGCTAGTGAGCTATTAAAAA